TTATGCAGCCATCATTACAGGAAGTTTAGATTTAATTAGAGACTTACCAGAAGGAGATGAAATCGATATGTGTGAAGGAATGGAAAGAATGGCAGAAGGATTTAGAAATGAAGGAAGAATGCAAGGACGTGAACAAGGCATTCTTGTTGGAAGAAGTGAAGGAAAACTTGAAGAAAAGAGAAGTACACTAAAAGAGCAATTAGAAATCAAACTAGGAACTATTTCAAATAATCTAGAATTAAAACTAACCAATGCAACATTAGAAAAATTAAATATATTAACACGTAATATATTTAATATTACAAATGAAGAGGACGTTTTAAGAATTATTAATTAA